CACCCTAACTATGAAAGGAGTTATGCCTGAACCTAAATGGGGAGTAGCGTATGGTACTATTTATGGTGGTTTCAATTTTATAGGTCCGTTCGATGAGAATAGTAAAATTGATGAAGATGAGTTCTCTGAACGCTGTGTAGCGTTTGGCGATGAATATCATTACTTTCAAATATGGTCACCAGATGATTTTGAAGAGGATCAGTATGGCGATCTTAGATTAAAAAAGGAAAATGATGCCAGTAAGTCTACTGAAGAAACCGATAATGACTGAGATGGTTCTTCCTGACGAAGGAGATACCAAAGTCATTGAAGATACATATTACTTCTCTGAGTCTCTACAGAAGTATATGAATATTGATGAAATGGAGCATGAACATCTCCTGAGAGTGATCAAGAAGGTGATCAGAGGTGCAGTCCGTAATGGTCAACCTCATGGTCAAGTACGTGATGCAAAGTTTAAAGTAGTTAAACGATGCGTTAAAACTACTGTGACAGAGGATGAGTACACTGTACCGTCCTTTATCCAATGATTGATTACTTGCTTGGTACAACAACATTGTCGTACCCATGTCATCCATTGCATTTATTACACATGATCGTTGTATTCGCTTATCTAGCTACAACCATTTGTGTATTTGGATATGCAGTGTATTTAGTATTGACATGTAAAAGGATTACCCTTATAAGAAGGGAGAAATCAGATGTCACCTAATGACATTCCAGATGTGGATCTTCCAGAAGAAGTTCAAGAAGACATTGAGGATAGGGTTAGACAGATCCTCACAATGTTCTTCATTGACATATCGAAGATTGCAGAAGATGAATCTTTAAGCCACACGGAGTTAGCAATGTTGTGTAAAACACAAGTTAGTGGTGCTAAACAAGGATTAACTGAGGTAGTCGATACTGCACTAAGTACCGTCTTCCCTGTTAATTAGTATGATAAGGTTCGTGCTCAATATCATCATTTTAGGAATGATTGCTTATGCCTTATCATTTCATTGGTTACTGTGAAGGAAAGGAGAAACGGTGGAATTCAAATTTGGACAATGGAATGTCTTTTTAACTAGACATCTATGCACTTGTGATGTAAAAACATGCAAGCACTTAGACAAACAGCCTGGTGTCATCAAGGGATGCTATCGGGGGAATTACTTCATTCTTGAGAAATCAGATACAAAACAGAAAGGTTGATATGCGACAAAATCAAAACGTGAATGGGAAATCTCCCAATTATTGGGTTCTACCCAAAGGAGCACACTCGTCATTTAACGGTGGTTGTTTCTTGAACGACCCCAAGTCTAAACGCCAAGTGATATTTAGCTATCTTCATTACGGAGGTCTGAATGAATAAAGCGCACACAAATTACTTGCTTCCATCAGAGTCCCAAACCAATGGGGGTGAATGGTCACGGCACTCTCAGTTGACATGGTTTGGACAGTGCAGATGGGGGGCAAGATGAATAAAGCACTAAAGACACAGCGGAATCATAAAGTCAGCCTCCGCTATACAAACTCACTGAATACTGAAATGTATTCGACTGACGATAATTATTTTGAAAACTGGCGTACCCAATGTTGTTGGTATGCCAAATTACAATTGCCACCACCTGTCTAATCAAGATAAGGGTCAGGTCGCACTAAACGAACCCTAACTTGAGGTGCAAGTGGTAGGATACCCACTTAAAAAAAACACTATGGAATCTAAGGAGACAATCGAGAAACTTATTAAGGTTCTGGACGAGTTCAAGAAGCTTGATCCAGAGATGCAAGTTCAGACTATGATTGCATATCTTTATCCCTGCACTGCATCAAAAGATAAACCCATGACTATCAAAAAGATTGCTCAGTTATCTGGTATGCAGCAATCCTCTGCTAGTCGCAATGTCATGGCTCATTGCGAGATCAATCGAGCTAGAAAGAAAGGTCACGATACCTTAAGAACCTTTGAAAATCCCATGTATAGGATTGAGAAGAATGTAGAACTTACCACCAAAGGTGAGTGGTTAAGGGATAAACTTGTGGACCTTATGAATACATAAAAATTATGGCAATACGACAACGAGGTGACTCGTGGGAAGTATCCATTTCCTACGAGGGTCAACGGTTTCGCAAATCTCTATCCACACGTGCAGAAGCTACGAATTGGGAAGAGACTAAGCTATATGAACTCCGCAACGGAATTAAGCAACATCCCAAACTTCCATTGGCTAAATGGAACCTGAAGAAAGCTATAGATATGACCTTTCAGATGGTGTGGGGTGGCAAGCGTTCCGAAAAAGAGAACATGTACAAGTGTAACCAGATAATGAAGTACTTTGGTGCATCGATTCCTATCTGCGATATCACCACTGAGATGATAGATGAGTGGATCATAGATATGCGTAGACAGGGTAACTCAAACCGTACCATAAACTGCAAAATGGCAGGGTTGCGTAAAGTTCTACGTTTTGCTCATCAGCGTGGTAAGGTGACCACTCTTCCATTCTTCACAGAACAGGATGCTTCAGGGTCCAAGAGAATACGCTGGTTAACCAAGGAAGAAGAAGATAGAGTCTACGGTTTCCTGTTTCAGGATGAGGACATGTTTGACATGTTTATTGTCTTGGTAGATACTGGTATGAGATTAGGAGAGTTTGAACGTATTCAAAAGCGTGACATTAACAATGGAATGATCAGCATCTGGGAGACTAAGGCTGACCTACCCAGGTCAGTTCCTATGACCCCAAGAGTTGCTTCAATTATTGAAAAAAGACAGTTCAGATCGTCTGAGTATTTATTCCCACAAAAACGGCATTATTACCGTCATCGATGGGAACTGATGAGGAAGGAATTAAACCTTCCCGATGTAGTTATTCATGTCCTCAGACATACGTTTGCGAGTAAGTTAGTTCAAAGAGGTGCAAATATACTTTCGGTGCAAAAACTACTTGGTCACAGAGACATCCAGAACACGATGATCTATGCCCATCTTGCACCACATAATTTATCAGAATGTATTGCCCTTTTGTGAGACTGACTTGTGGCAGATTTGTGGCAAAACGGTGTCATTTTGTGGCATTCCAAAAATAATCAATACCGTGTAAGGTACTGATATCTTTACTGCCGAGGTGATGAAATTGGTAGACATGCCAGACTCAAAATCTGATGTGTATCCAAACCACCTGTGCATTATAGTCTAAGTATCCTCCCTTACACGTTATTTTCCAGACTAAACCTTTGATGCATAGGTGCATGGAATTTAACTCAAAATCAATCGTGTGGCAAGGATGTGGCAAGACTCTTGAAGAAGTTCAGCTTAGTCTTGAAGAGGAAATGCAAAATCGTGGGATCGAAAGATTCCGAAAGTCAGTTGAGAAATCCATAGAAAATAGACAGGAATCCGTATCACTTCATGGAATCCTTTTGATGAAAAGAACAGTTGATGCTTTATCAAAAGCAACTAGAAATTTCATTGATGAAGCTAACAGTGGAAAGGGTGGAAGAAAGCACACCGCAGCTCCACTTATTATGTTGTGTGATACTGAGGTAGTTTCCTATCTTACTTTACGTATGATAATGGACTCTGTTTCCAACCGTCAGAAATTAACCAAGACAGCATTTAGTATCGGTCAAGCAATAGAGGATCATATCAAACTTAGTATCTGGAAGGATGCTGATGGAACTTTGTTCAGGGAATTAAAACAAAAACTCCAGAAAAGATCATCCTCAAGACACTTTAGAAGATATGGTCTTATTCGTAATTGCAGAAACAAAATAGAGGTAGAAGAAAGTGAAACCTGGACCAAGCAGGAAAAGATACATGTAGGTGTGAAGATGGTTGAATTGTTAATTCAGTCTTCAAACATTATCGAGTGTAAGACTATATCCGTGGGTCACAGGAATAGAACCATTTATATAACCCCTACTGAGGAAGCCATAGATTGGATTAACAAGGTCAATAAAGAAGGGGAGTTGTTGAACCCTTACCTTATGCCTATGGTTGTCCCTCCATCCGATTGGAGTACACCAAGAAACGGAGGGTATCGTACCCATCGTCTTCCTTTAGTGAAAACCCATAATAAAATGCTCATTGAAGAGTTGTATCACAAGGATATAGGGATTGAATACGATGTAATTAATGCACTCCAGCATACGTGTTGGAAAGTCAATAAACCTGTGTTGGATGTGATGCTCAAGGCATGGGAGATGGGTGGAACATGGGAAGGGATACCTCATAGAGATCCGCTAGAGATTCCACCGTCACCTATGCCACCTGAGTTAAAGAAAAAGGACATGACTACTGAAGAGTGGAAAGTCTTTGTGGATTGGAAGAAGGATGCTACTACCATCTATGACGAGAATGCTCGTAGAAGGTCCAAAGTCATAGCTTTTATACGTACTATGGGTCTCGCTAAGAAGTACGCTGAGATACCTAAGTTTTATTTTGTATACCAGAATGACTTTAGAGGTCGTAAATACACCGTCAGTAGCTTTCTTAGTCCTCAGGGTACTGAGTACTCCAAAGCATTACTTACGTTTGCTGAAGGACTTCCTATTGACACTGATGAGCAATCTGATTGGTTAGCTATACACGGTGCTAATTGTTATGGAGTTGATAAGGTTAGCTATGATAATCGTATTGCTTGGGTGGATGAACATTACGATGACATAAAGCTATCAGCAGAAGACCCAATGGGACATCGATTTTGGCAAGAAGCTGATGATCCCTGGATGTTCTTAGCGTTCTGCTTTGAGTGGTCTAAGTTCATGGAAGAGGGTTTTGGGTACGTATCATCTCTTCCTGTGTCCTTAGATGGTTCTAACAATGGATTACAGCATTTCTCAGCTATGCTTAGAGATCCTGTGGGAGCAAAGGCAACCAACTTAGGGTGTGAGGATGTACCTCAAGACATATATCAAGAGGTTGCTGATGTTGCCCTCAAGTCTGTTCAGGAATCCGATGAGCTTATGGCCCAGCAATGGCTGGAATCGGGTTTGATAGACCGTAAGTTATGTAAAAGACCAGTGATGGTGGTTCCCTATGGTGGAGGGCTGTTCTCTTGTAAGAGATATATAGAAGAACGCATGAGAGATGCCTTCATGGAAGGAAAGCCCAATCCTTGGAAGGGCATGGACATATACATCCCTGCACAATGGATGTCTAAGCATGTCTGGAAAGCAATCGGGGAAGTTGTGATTGCAGCTAGAGAAGCTATGGATTGGATAAGAGAGGTAGTGGGAAGGGTATCTAAAGAAGGATATCCGATGATCTGGACCACTCCAAGTGGGTTTATTGTCTTTCAGCAATACCCATCCATTAAATCCAGACAAATTGAAACATTTATCGATGGAACTTTGGTGAAACCAGCATATCAAATAGATGACTATTCAAAGATTGACCTTAGAAGATCCAAAAATGGGTCTTCACCTAATCTCGTTCACTCATTGGATGCTGCTGCTTTGTCCAAAACCATCCACAAATGCATTAAGTCAGAAAAGATACGAGACTTCTGCATGGTACACGATAGCTATGGAACCCAGGCACACCACGTTCCTGCTTTGGCTAGATCACTCAGGGAAGAGTTCGTTGCCATGTACGAAAACCACGATGTTCTTAAAGAATTTCAAGGGTTTGCAAAGGAAGTCGTGGAGGATATTCCAGACCCTCCAGAGAGAAAAGACTTCGATATCCGTAATGTGCTGAAATCAAAGTATTTTTTCTCCTAATACATGCACATGTGTAATTAACCTCTATTCATAGCTCTTTTCTGGAAAAGCTAAAGCTATACAAAGAAATGATCGAACAAGCATTGAAGATTTTGAGGTCAGACAGACCTCTTCCAGTGGACCTTTATGCACTCCTTATTGAGGAAGGTATAGATGTCCAATATTTGATTAACCTCCAATCGCTAGAGGATTCAAATGACACAAACGAAACTTGTCTCTCCCATTGGGAAAGCTGATTGGCCCCACATCCATACCCCAGATACCAGATTTAATGCTGATGGGGATTGGAAGATCGGGTTAAGACTTCCAGCATCATCTAAGGAAGCCAAGGAACTCATGGCACTCCTTGATTCTAAAGTAGATGAAGCAGTTGAGAAGTTTGATGCTAAAAAACGTGCAGATCCTCCTTATAAAGAGGATGGAGATGAGATCCTGTTCAGGTTCAAGTTAAAGACAGTGATCCGTTCTCGTTCTGGTCAAGAGTGGAAGACCAGCGTTAATGTTGTGGACTCCAAGCTCCAGCCTATTCCTAAGAGTGTTCTTATCGGGAACGGAAGTAAGGTGAGAGTGAGTTATAACACTCGCTTATATAGTGCTCCTATGGGTGCAGGAGTGTCCACTGATTTGTCAGGAGTTCAGGTACTTGAACTTGTTGAATACAATCCTGACAAGTCTGGGTTTGATGCCACTGATGGGTTCTCTGCGGATACGATACAAGTTGATGAGAAGGAGAACTACACGCAAACCGAAACGGCACAAGAAGAGTCAGGAGACTTCTAAATATAGAAGTAAATTTGAAATGAGGGTAGCTGAGTCTCTTACCAATAAAAAAGTTAAGTTTGGTTATGAGTCTCAGTTGGTCCCTTACATAGTAGAGAAAAACTACAAACCAGATTTTGTCCTTCCCAATGGCATCCTCGTGGAGGCCAAAGGGTACTTCAGATCTACGGACCAGCGTAAGCATCGTCTTCTCAAAGAACAGCATCCTGAACTAGACATAAGGATGCTCTTTATGAGACTCGATTCTAGGGTCCAAGGTAGCAAGATGACATGCCGTGAATGGTGCGAGAAATACGGCATTAAGTATGCTGAAACTGAAGTCCCTAGAGAATGGATAAATGAGCAGAAAAAAGACTGATTACATAGTGGTTCATTGCTCTGCCACTCTTCCAAAAAAAAGAGTAACAAAAGAGTTTCTTGAAAAGAAGCATAGACAAAAGGGGTTCCTCACCATTGGGTATCATTACGTTATTGAAGTCGATGGACAGATAGTTGATGGAAGATCACTTGATGAAGTAGGAATGCACCTTAAAGGTTACAACGAAAGAACCATAGGGATATGTCTTGTCGGTGGAGTAAGTAAAGAAAACCCAAATATTTTTGTGAAAAATTTCACTAAGAAACAAATGATAAGTCTTTCATCATTACTCCAAGAATTAAGACAGAAATTCCCTACGGCAACCATCGTTGGTCACAGTGACTTGGATGACACAACTACTTGTCCAGGTTTTAATGCATATCAATGGTTTAAAAACTATGAAACTAAGAAATAGAACAGATGATTGGTGGAATAACGATAACTCGTTCACCTTCAAGCATGAAGGACTAGATAATTTATCAGTCCAAATGGAAATGCGTTCAGAATATCTTGGCGATGTTCTGAGACAGTTCAGTTCATTCCTAAATGCCTGTGGTTTTTCTTATGTCAGTAAGATAGCTGCGGTATATGACGATGGTTCTGGCTTAGACAGTGAGGGTCATGGGTTCTTTGAAGATGAAAACTTCTACGAAGATGAAATGGAGGATGTAGAAGATGATGAAGAAGGAGATTACGAGCAACAGTGAGTTTATAGGACATGAGCCGTGTCCATCTTGTGGGTCTAAGGATAACTTAGCACGTTACGATGACGGTCACGGTTTCTGTTTCGGGTGTAGTTACTACGAGTCTAATGATAACCAAGAAGTAGTAAGTAAAGGAGTGTCTATGGATTTTGTGAAGGGTGAGTACATTCCTCTTACCAAGAGAGGGATCAACCAAGAGACCGCAGAGAAATGGGGGTATCAAGTTGGTACTCACATGGGTAAGAACGTACAGATTGCAAACTACAGAGATACTACTGGAAACATAGTAGCCCAGAAACTCAGATTTCCTTCAAAGGATTTTCTTTTCATTGGGGATACCAAAGAAGCTGGTCTTTATGGTCAGCATCTATGGAGAGATGGAGGGAAAATGATAGTAATAACTGAGGGGGAATTGGATGCCCTCTCCGTATCACAGGTTCAGGGAAACAAATGGCCCGTGGTGTCACTACCTAACGGGGCTGCAGGAGCAAAGAAAGCTTTAGCCAAACAACTAGAATGGCTAGAGAAGTTCGAGTCCGTTGTCCTTATGTTTGACAATGATGAAGCTGGAACTACTGCACTAGAAGACTGCGTTTCCCTGTTCCAACCAGGCAAGGCCAAGGTCTGTAAGCTACCTCTTAAGGATGCCAATGATATGCTCATGGCAGACCGTAGCAAAGAGATTGTGGACTCTATCTGGGGAGCAAAGGTTTACCGTCCTGACGGTATTGTAGATGGTAGAGATTTATGGGACTTGATATCCACTGAGGATACCAGCGAGTCCTGTGACTACCCTTACCAAGGTCTTAATGACAAGACACTTGGAATCCGTAAGGGAGAGATTGTTACTATTACAGCAGGGTCAGGGATAGGGAAGTCCCAACTATGCCGTGAAGTAGCCTACCATCTCATGCTTCAGGACAAAACCGTAGGGTACATTGCTCTAGAAGAGAACAACAAGCGTAGTGCCTTGGGGTTCATGGGATTGTACCTTAACAAGCCTATTCATTTACAGCATTACAAACCAACCAAAGAAGAACTTGAAGAAGGTTTTAAACATACCCTTGGGACAGGAAAACTATATTTTTATGACCATTGGGGAAGCACTGAAATAGATAACCTTCTATCTCGTATCCGATACATGGTACGAGGGTTAAATTGTGAGTACATAATCCTAGATCACATAAGCATTGTCATCTC